GCAGCCCCCGCACCCCCCGCTGCCGCCGCCGCCCCCGCAGCCTCTGCCGCCACCGCCCCCGCAGCCCCCGCCGCCGCCGCCCCCGCAGCCCTTGCCGCCGCCGCCCTCGCAGCCGCCGCCGCTGCCCTCGCAGCCGCCGCCGCTGCCCTCGCAGCCGCCCAATCTTGTTCAGGCGCTACATCATTTTTGATTGCGCGCACGAGCAATTGATTAACTGTCGCAATGGCCTTCGCGACATTGGGAAATTTGTCGTGATCGAAATGTCTGGCCGCTTCGTCAAGCGCGATCTTGCGCATGGTATAATTCAGACGACGCCCTGCCGCATCGTCGAGACGATGCAGTTTGCGTGCGATTTCTCCATATCGTTGAATGACTCCCGGCCATTTGTCCGCTGACCCGGCGTCATCAATCCACGGCGTCAAGTGCGCCAGCCAAGGCCACATATCGGATGCGGGGCAGGCTTCTGGAGATTCCTTCTTCGCGACATCGGCGGACAAAGCCGCTAACAGGCACGCAGTCTCGCGGCCTTTGGCATCTGTCCCTGTCCACGCGGAGCGAATGATGCGCCCTTCGCGCATAAATGTATCGAAGCGTTCAAGATCAAGCATTGTTTGTTCCTCTATGGCTGGCGTTGGGATCATGTCGCGCTCATAGCGTCGATATTGCGCTTGTGAACGGTGAATGAATATGCAGCGACCCACGGGTTAGATTCCCATGCGCCGGGGCCGTTGATGGTGTTCCAGAGTGCAGCAAATTTTGCGACAGATGCAAAGCACCCCAAACCGCTGCACGCTGATTTCCCCATCGCATCGCATGTCCCGCACTGTACTCCTTCTGCGATGCTGTCAGCCCCAGAAATATCACGCAACCTCTGCACGCGCACGTCTGTCACGATCAGCGTAAGGCGAGACGCCCAGCGCGGCATGAACATGCCGGGATAGTTTTTGCCGCCCAACTCAAATGTGCCGTCAGCAATATATTCGATTGCAGACGTCGCCGGGTCGAAGTCTTTTGGCGTGCGGACGCGGCCTAGATTGTCGTCGTAGCTATCCTGCCCCCAATTGGAGCGCCACGCCTCGCGCACCCAAAGACGGTCGCCAATCTGAATAGGCACTTCCATGCAGACGCCGGTGGTTTTGTGCCAGATAGCAACACGTTCTGGCGCAGGGATGCGCTCGCCCGCCCGGTTGATCGTGAAGGTACCACCGCCGCCGCTTATCGTCGGTTCCCAACCGCCCATATCCGGGCGCTCGTAAATAGGGCCGCCGCTGAATGTCTTCTTTGGCAATTTCAACGCGCGCCTCGTCTGCGTCTTGCGCCCGTCAAGCAACGCGCGGATCATCGGGGCGGAAAAGAGAATGGGTCTGTCTGTCATGTCGCGCTCATATGCGGGGCGATGCGTTCGCGGAGGGATTGGAGCGGCAGGAAGGTCATTTCCCTTCGGCCTCCATGCTTTCGAGCAAGGCGATGCAGAGGGCGATGGCATCTGTTGCACCTACACCGGAGAATTGTGGACGTGGCGCATTTTGCTCCCATATCTCAGCTTCGTGATGCCCCATGTACGAGAATATCCGGCGTCCCCACCCCGGCCTCACGCGCTCGACAAGCGCGATGGCGGCGGAGCACGAGAAATCCATTAATAGAGGGTTAGTTTCTTCAAGAGCCATGCGGATCAAATGGACATGATGCGTAAAGCCTTTGAATTTGTACGCGACATGAAAAGCAAGATCAGTTGCTTCTTTTGCGTCAAACGGCCCCTTCGCCTCTTTCAGCGCTGCGATTATTTCAGTTCTTGTCATTGCTGGCCTCTCAAACAGGATGATGAAATATTGTTTTATCGCCTGAAGGCTGTTTGGCCTCCATGCGGGCGCGGATGGCGGCGGCTTCGCAATCCTCTTGCGGCGGCTTTGGAATGCGGCACCAACGAATTGCCTCCGGCCTCTCAAAAGGCATCCCGTTTTCGTCCGTAACGCCTTCCTCGATCCACCAATAAGCACTAGTGAACCCGCGCCGGGGTTGAACTCCAGCTAGAAAAACTCGTTCAAACCGTGGCGCAGGGAATTCTTTCCACTCATTCTCTGCCGCATGTGCATTGGAGAGAATTTCCTTTGCCATTTCTTGTGCCTCAAGCGCGGTCTTTTTTGCGCTGGCGAGTTCAGCGCGGAGGCGGGTGATTTCGGCGGCGGCTTCCTTAGCCATTTTGTAATCAAGTCTAAGGCTTGTTGTTTCCCCGTAAATCGGATGATCAACGCAGGTCGATTCAAGCCTCTCCACAATATCAGACATAGCCTGACTCCATCAGCCCATTCAAAGTCACCGACAAAAAGAACACCGCAACCCAGAGTTTGAACGGGATCATTTCTCGCCTCCGTACAGTTTGATGTAATCGGCTAAATCTTGCTGGCTTCCATTCTCGGCATAAGCTCTATGCCAAGCGCGATCCGGCATCGGCAGCGACACAAGCGGCATGTCAGGCGCGATGGTCTCGACGTTCGGGTCGTGCTTGTCGTCGCTGAGAATGGAGAGGGCTTCGGAAAGCAGTGCGTCCATGCTCTGGAAGCCCTCGGTCATTTCCTTTGCAATAGCGGCAAGGCGCTCGCGATCACGCATAGCGGCCCACTCCCAATTGACGCGCGCTCAATGCGTGTTCGATGTAATCGGGCTGTTCGTATTCGACCTCGAAATATTCGACGCCGCGCGCATCGAGCCAGTCGGCAAGTTCCTCGTGCGGCTCGTCGGCGCGCTCGAATGTGCGCTGGCCCACGTCGATGGCGATGTCTTCGATGACTTCGAGGAGCCGCCCGGTCTCGGTGTCGATGCACCAGACCTGCGTAACGTCCTCGATCTGGCCTGAAAAAATGTCGTTGATGACCTGCTCGCGGGTGCAGGCGTCCAGATTGCGCTCCTCAATATAATCGCCTGCGGGATGGGCGATGACGGGAATGTAGAACTGCATGGTGTGCCCCTGTGTTGATAGGGAGCACTATGGGCTAACAAAGTTCACTTGTCCAGAGAAAAAAGTTATACTATGCAAAAAATGTTGTTCCCTTATGTCGTGTTGAGACTTGCGGGGAACGGGGTCTTATCTTAATCTATGTTCGGTTTTTGTTCCTATGGGGACGGGGGAGGCGGCCAAGAATGCGGTATAAAATGCGAGACGCTATTTGCGCCGAAATTTTGAAGCGCCAGCTCGAACCAGCAGCCGGACGGCTGCATCCGGCTCAATCTCCTGCTGACCTAATGTCGAGATATGAACGGCTTCTAGGACTATTTCAGCAAGCGCATCTGCGTCGGATCGGGGAAGTCCTAGAGCCTCAAACGAAATGCTCATCCCTGCCAGAAGAAGCGGCTCACTTAGCGCGCCCTCTTCATTAAAGCCTAACAAAGCGTTCGGGGATATTTCCAATGCCTGGCAGAGCGAGGACAGCCGGGCAAAATTCTTGAGCCCGTGCGTCGTCATCAGCTTTTTTATAGCAGCTTCACTCACCCCCACGCGCCCGGCAATCTCGGCATAGGACAAGCCGAGTTCCGTGGCGCGGTCGCGCAACCGCTTCCTTATATCATCTTCGCTCATGATCGAGTGCCCGAGATTCGTCACCGGGAACCCTATGCCTTTCACGGGCGGCGAAGAAGACAAAGGAAGTTCACTTTCTCACTTGACTTGAGGTATAACATAGTTCACTAATTCGATATGTTCCCGATCTTCGACAAGATGGGCGGTCAGGAAGCTGCCCTAGACATTATCGCCGCCGCCCGTTCCGGGTGGAAGTCGGCTCGCCCGTCCGGCCACGCGGTCAAATATTGGCGGCATCGTCGCCAGCTTCCCGGCGACGTGACCAAGATACTATGGCAAGCCTGCGTTGAACGCGGCATCGAATGCTCCCCCGATGATTTCCGGCTGCAACGCCCTGCAAACAGGAGCGCCGCTTGACCACCGGTCAAGGCTTCATCGCCATATGCCTGCTTGTTGCGGTGTCATTCGTTTACATCGCCTTCGCTACGGCCATCAAAGATCCTGATGGTGGGCCGCATGACTGATTTCCGCCTTCCCCCGCCGCAGCGCGTCCACCTGTTTCGCGCGTCCCTCTCACAAGCGGCGGCAACTCGGGCTTCGCAGCCCGCTTTCTATTCAACGCTTGCACGACCTTTCGAGCCTGGCAGCCAATTGTCGTGAAAGTGCATCGCTTCTTCATGGTCAACACTCAACCATGGATGGAGCTGAGAATGTGTCCGGTAAGGCAGGATAAATCGACCATGAGCGTTTTTGCATGGACTGATGAGTTGGAAAAGCGCGAGGCGGCGCGGCGAAGTATGAGCCGCGAGGATGCCCGCCCGTTTCTGGCGTCGCGTCTCGGCCTGTTGCCGGGGACAATCGAAAACATCGTGCGCAAGCGTGTCAAGGAACCCAAAGGGCAGGTGATAGATGCCATCAGGAATGCGTTCATTCGCGAGCTGGAAAGCGAAATTCGTCGCTGTGAGCATGAAATTCACATGGCCGTTCAGAGCGGTTCTCATCCTCATTCGGATGAAATTGCTCAGGCGCAAACTCTCATCGCGCAAGCGCGGGAACTGATCGGCAAATGAACAAGCTGACCTTCGATATTCCCGGCGATCCCGTGCCATTTGCCCGCGCCCGCTCGAACGGATCGCGCAGGTTCACGCCGCCAAAGCAGCGCGCCTATATGGCCGCGGTGCAATATGCAGCGGTCTGCGCGAAAGCCGGGAAGCCGATGTTCCCGAAGGTGCCGCTTGTTCTCACCGTGATGGCGACATGGGCTTACCCAAAGTCGTGGCCGGAAAAGCAGAAATTCCCGCAATACCGCACGGCGCGTCCCGACGTTGACAATACCGTAAAGATCGTTGCCGACGCGCTCAACGGCATTGCCTACGCGGATTACGCGCAGATCGCCGTCTTTCACACATCCAAGTTTTACGGCGCGGAATCGTTTGTGCGCGTGTGCATCGAGCCGCTTGCCGACATCGAACGCCGGCCCATCCTGGGGGCTGACGTGTGCGCCGGGGGAAGCGACGAACTGACCGCTTCCCCCATTCTACAGAACGCTTGAACAAGGAACAGACGAATGGCAATCGACATCAAGAACCTGAAATCGACACGAACAGAACACCCGCCGCGCATTCTTGTGCATGGCGTCGCCGGCATCGGCAAGACCTCGCTGGCGGCCGAATTTCCCGCGCCCGTCATGATCGACACGGAAGAGGGCGCTCCCGCAGGCGTCGATATTCCGTCTTTCGGACTGCTGGCGTCCTATGCGCATGTCAATGACGCCATGGGCTCTCTGGCGACCGAAGAGCACGATTTCCAGACGCTCATTCTCGACAGTGTGGACGGGCTGGAACCGCTGATCTGGCGTGAGACCTGCGCACGCAACGGGTGGAAGTCGATCGAAGAACCCGGCTACGGCAAGGGCTATCTCGCCGCCGATGATGTCTGGTCCGAATTCATGACCGGAGTGGATTTTCTGCGCCGCGAAAAGATGATGACCGTCATTCTGCTCGCACATTCGGACGTGAAGCAATTCGACGAGCCCGGCAAAGCGCCCTATTCGCGCTACGATTTGCGGATGCACAAGCGCGGCGCAGCCATTCTCACCGACCGCTGCGACTACATCCTGTTCGTCGGCGCAAAAACCGAAGTGAAGGAAGTCGATGTCGGCTTCAACAAGAAGGCGTCGCACGCCGAGGGTGGCGGGGCGCGCTGGATCTTCACCGACGCCCGCCCGGCGTTCATCGCCAAGAATCGCTCGCTGAATATGCCGGCGCAGCTTCTCTACAAGAAAGGCGAGGGCTTCAAGGCGCTCGCGCCGCATATTTTCCCGAATTCGCAGCCTGCGAATGCAGCCGCCGCCTGATCTGCGGCAAACTTGAACAGGAAAGAGGAACAGAACAATGGCTGATCTGAGCGAATATATCGACGTTGACCCCAACACGGTTGTTGCATCGACAGGCACCCCGGAGCCGGTGCCGCCGGGCGATTACTGCCTCGAATGTATCGACAACGAACTGCGGCCTACAAGGGACAACACGGGCATGGTCCTCTCATGCACCCTCAAGATCATTGAGGGCGAATACGAGGGGCAGCGGATTTTCACGAACTTCAATGTTCGCAACAAGAAGCCGCTCGCGCAGACAATCGGCCTTGCCGAATTGAAGGCGCTCAGCATCGCTTGCGGCATGGATTTCTCGCAGGTTGTCGCTGACACTTCTGTGCTGGTTGGCATCCCGTTCCATGCGAAGATCGGGATGCAGAAGACGACGCCGGAATATCCGGAGCCGCGCAACGAGGTCAAGAAATACTATCCCGCCTCGAATGCGCCGGCGCCGCAACAGGCCGCCCCCGCCGCCAAGCCGCAAGCCGCGCCGCCGCGTGCGGCCGCGCCTGCCACCGGCCAGCGCGCCGGTCTGAGCTGGATGAACAAGAAGGCCGGCTAGGCCAGCCGGGCGCGGGGCAACAGTCGCCAAACCAGCACCCCGCGCCCTTCCACACCGCCACGCATTTTCAACGCGCACGGGGCTCGCGAACGATGGATGACGCGCCTGCAAAAGTCAAAACGCCGCTGCCCGAACCCTATGGCAGCACGGTCGAACTGATATTTCGTCAATATGAGGAACGCGAGGAAAGCGAGCGCGGCTATCTCGGGCCGTCCACGCTCGGCACGGATTGCGATCGCGCGCTTTGGTACGGCTTCCGCTGGGCCTCGCCGCCGGAAAAATTCTCCGGCCGCATGTTGCGTCTGTTCGAGACAGGCCATCGCGAAGAGGCGCGCATGGTTGCGGACCTGCGCATGGCGGGAATCCATGTGCAGGAATACGACCCCGATACTGGCAAGCAATGGGAGGTCGAAAGCTGTGGGGGGCATGTGCGCGGCCACATGGACGGCAAGGTGCATGGCCTGCCGGAAGCGCCCGCTACGCCGCATATCCTTGAATGCAAAACGCACAACGAAAAGTCGTTCAAGGAACTGGTGGCAAAAGGCGTCAAGGCCGCCAAGCCCGGCCACTACAGGCAGATGATGGCCTATATGCACTTCTCCGGCGCATCGCGTGCGCTGTACCTTGCACACAATAAAAACACCGATGAATTGCACGCCGAGCGCGTGCCCTATGATCCAAAAGATGGCGTGCAAATTACCCTGCGCATGGAGAAGATCGTGCGCGCCGAGCAGCCGCCGGCGAAGCTGCACGAGAACCCTAACGCGAAAATGGCGTTCGAGTGCGGCTATTGCCGCCATGCGGGCGCCTGCCATCGCGGGGAATGGGCGCGACGGAATTGCCGAACCTGCCTGCACTCAACACCAAACATTGAAACAGGCGCATGGGACTGCTCGCTATTGCAATGCGAGTTGTCGCATGAATTGCAGCAACAGGGCTGCATGTCGCACCTGTTCATTCCCGGCCTTGTGCCGGGCGAGCAGATCGACGCCGACGCAGAGGCGAACACTGTGACGTACCGGCTGGCGAGCGGCGGCGTCTGGACGGATGGAGTAGCGTAAGATGCTGGCAATCTCACCGGATGAAATTGGCAACCCATTTGCAAAGTTGCAGGCATGGCGCGAGCGCCGGCGCGAAGAGCGCGACGCAATCGCACGCATCTCCACCGCACGGATGCGCGCCGCCGCAGCGCCAGCCCCAAAGCTGCCGCCGCCGCCAAAAACGCATCGGCACGCGCGGTATATCTATCTGGAGCCTATCCGTGTCGAGCGGCCAGGCAGGCGCATCTACGCATTTCCAATAGGGCCGGTTCTGGTTGAAGAAGCGCGCCGGATACTGGCGAGAGACATCATGGGTTTTGTCTCGTGGCACACGGGTATTCCGTTGGACGACATCCTGCAATCTTCGCGCGCGGTCCCGCTGACGATTGCGCGATTCAAGGCCGCTTATTTGCTCAAGCGCGAACGCAAACCAAGCCTGCCGCAAATCGGCAGGATGCTCGGCGGCAGGGACCACACGACGGTCCTGCACGGAATACGCCGCGCCGAAGAAATGATCGCATCGGGCGAGTGGACGCCGCCAACGCGCGAGGAACTGGAATTCTGGATTGTCGAGCAGAGGGCGAAGCATGTTTGAGGCGCGCTATTACCAGAGCGAAGCGATCGACTCGATCTTCAAGTATTGGGAGAGATGCCCTGGGGACAACATCCTCGCAGAAATGGCGACTGGCACGGGCAAAGCCTTTGTCATCGCACAACTGATCCGCGAGATATTCCAGATCGCGCCGCGCGCGCGCATTATAATGCTCGTCCACGTCCGCGAGCTTGTACGCCAGAACTTCGAGGAATTGTTGCGCTATTGGCCGGGCGCTCCTGTCGGTATCAATTCCGCCGGGCTTGGCCGCCGCGACACGCGCCCGCCGATCCTGTGCGCGTCCATTCAATCGGTCTTTCGCAAGCCCGAATTACTCGGCCCGCGCGATCTTGTGATCGTCGATGAAGCGCATCTTGTGCCCCAGGCCGGGGATGGCATGTATCGCAAGATGATCGAAGGATTGCGGGCGCTCGGCCCTATGCGCGTTGTCGGCTTTACCGCGACGCCGTTCCGCCTCGACAGCGGACGGCTGGATCGCGGCAAGGATCGTCTCTTCGACCAAATCGTTTATCGCTATGGCATAGCTGAAGGGGTGCGCGATGGCTTTCTTTCTCCTTTGGTATCCAAAAGCGGGGCGACAGAAATTGACGTTTCAGGAGTTGCGCGCCGCGGCGGAGAATTTATCGCAGGCGCTCTCGAAAGCACCGCCGACGTGGACGCCATTACAAAGGCTGCAGTGGGCGAAATCATCGGGCATGGAAGCAATCGGCGGTCGTGGCTTGTGTTTTGTGCGGGCGTCAAGCACGCGCATCACGTCTGCGATGAATTCCGCCGGCAAGGAATATCCTGCGCCACAGTGACGGGCGAGACGCCGGCGCATGAACGAGACAGGATACTCGCTGATTTCAAGGCCGGGCGCATTCGCTGCCTCACCAATATGTCGGTGCTGACGACGGGCTTCAATGCGCCGGGCGTCGATCTTGTCGCGATGCTGCGGCCGACGCTCTCGACCGGGCTATATGTCCAGATGCTCGGCCGGGGAACCCGCATTGCGCCGAACAAGGCGAACTGTCTGGTCCTCGATTTCAGCGGCAACGTTCGCCGGCATGGGGCCGTGGATGATCTGGAGATCGCAGAATCGTCCGAGAATGGAGGCGTGGAGAAGGTTGGCGCGGTTGCGATAACGGACATCAAGATGATCGCCTGCCCGCATTGCCGCGCCTACATTTCGCCGCGCGTGTCCGTCTGTCCTGAATGCAATGAGGTCGTGCGCGAGAAGCCGCCGCATGATCCGCACGCTGACGTTGTGGAGGTCATGTCGCACATCATGAAGGCAGACGGCTTTCGCACTGTTGACGCCATGACCTTCGCGATAAATGCCAGCAGCTTCGACAAGCCGAAAACGTTGCGCGTTGAGTACCATTCCGGCCGGAAGGTGTTCAAGGAGTGGGTGTGCTTCGACCATCCCGAAAACTCGTTCCCGCGGCGCAAGGCGTCAACGTGGTGGATGGAAAGCGGTGGTCAAATGCCGCCGCCGGCATCGGTGGCGGAGGCTGTCAAGCGCACGGGAGAGCTGCGAACGGTCATCGGAATCAAAACACGCGATGAAAACGGCTTCGAGAAGGTATCGGCCCGCCGCTTCGATCCGCGTAGGAATGAGAGGGCGGCATGACGGCGTTCTACAACGAAATTGAACCCTATGCCGCTGCGTGGCTGCGCAACCTGATTGACACCGGACACATCGCGCCGGGGATCGTGGACGAAAGGGATATCCGTGACATACGACCAGATGAGCTTGCTAGATTTACCCAATGTCACTTCTTCGCCGGTATCGGCGTCTGGTCCTACGCTCTGCGACAAGCCGG